GGTAACTTTCACTGGTCTGTTCCTTACACTCACCACATAAAAGTAAATGATCTAGACCTCGAAGTAATTTTTTTAGCGTTAGATAGACCAGAAGATGTTAAGAAGTTGTTGTCATTAGAACTTACTGGGATATGGATTAACGAAGCAAGAGAAATACCAAAGAGTATAGTTGATGCGTGTACTATGCGTGTTGGTCGATACCCAAGTATGCGAGAGGGTGGTGCTAGTTGGTCTGGTGTTATCTGTGATACGAACGCACCAGAAGAAGATCATTGGTGGGCTATCATGTCAGGTGAAGTTCCCATTCCTGATCACATACCTCGAGAGCAAGCAACCATGTTAGTAAAGCCTGACAACTGGAGATTCTTTGCACAGCCTCCAGCTATGAAAGAACATATTAATGATAGAAAAGAAGTAACTTCTTATTCTCTGAATAAAGATGCAGAGAACCGAAAAAATATTTTAGAAACATATTATCCTAATTTGATAAGAGGTAAGACTAAGAACTGGATAGATGTTTATGTAATGAATAGGTTAGGATTGATTCAGGAAGGTAAACCAGTTTATCCTGACTTTCTTTCTGAAACTCATATAGCTGATGAAGAGATACCAGTTGCTGTTGGCATACCACTATATGTTGGGATTGACTTTGGCTTGACTCCTTCTGCTGTCTTTGGTCAGAAGGTAAGAGGTCGATGGTTGGTTCAAGCTGAGATTGTTGCTGTTGATATGGGTGTTGTTCGTTTTGCTGAGTTACTGCGGCAAGAGATTGCAACACGATTCAATGGTCTTGATGTTTATATTTATGGTGATCCAGCTGGTGACTTCCGAGCGCAGACAGATGAATCAACTCCTTTTCAAATACTAAGAGGAGCTGGATTGAAAGCTGTGCCAGCTCCCAGTAATAGTGTTGACCTAAGATTAGAATCT